ATACTAAACATTAGAAACATATACTCAGAACCAGAAAAGGTAATGCAAGCGTGAGAATTTACACTGGAGGGACGTTTGATTTGTTCCACTGGGGGCACGTTGAATTACTACGCCGTATAAAGGACATGGCTGGTAGAGACGGTCAGGTTGTTGTATCCCTAAATACAGACGAGTTTGTAGAAGAATATAAAGGTAAGAAACCAGTAATGTCTTACGACGAACGTGAAGCAGTTCTTATTGGATGTCGCTATGTAGACGAAGTAGTTAAAAATGTTGGCGGCAGTGATAGCAGGAAATCCATACTAGACGCAAACGTAGACTTTGTAATTGTTGGCACTGACTGGTGTGAAAAAGATTACATGAAGCAGATGTCATTCACTAGACAGTGGCTAGAAGAAAACAATGTGGGATTTGGCTACATCCCGTATACTGCTGGAATTAGCACTACTGATATTAAGAAAAGACTTACAGACCGATGAAAGTTGCTGTCTACACAATCGCTCTCAACGAAGAGAAACACGTAGAGCGTTGGTATGAGTCTGTAAAAGACGCAGACTATATTCTGATTGCGGATACAGGGTCAACTGACAGAACTGTAGAAATTGCCAAGAGTCTTGGAATCAACGTAATTAGCGTTCTACTAAAACCTTTCAGGTTTGATATTAGTAGGAACGCTGCCTTGGCTGCGTTACCAGCCGATATCGATTGGTGTATATCTCTCGATATGGATGAAGTTCTTACTGAAGGCTGGAAGGAAACCATTAAAAAACTTTCTAAGCCAGAAGAAAAAAAGTCTTACATTTACAGGTCTACTTTGACTTGGAACTTTACACCAGACGGATTACCAGGATTGCAATACGGTGCAGACCGAGTTCACTCACGTTTTGGTGTTACTTGGAGACAGCCAGCGCACGAGATTATTAGCACTTATGGAGACTACAAAGAGCATCGTGGCTGGGTAGAGTTTGGCATCTATCACCAGCCAGACAAGAGCAAATCACGCTCTCAATATTTAGAGTTACTTAAGATGGCAGTAGACGAGCAGCCGCATAGTGATAGAAACGCTTACTACTACGCTAGAGAACTTTATTACTACGGAAAATATGAAGAAGCCACGGCTGAATTTAAACGTCACCTAGAACTGCCCACCGCTATTTGGAAGCCAGAACGTGCTTCATCAATGAGGCATATAGGAAAGATGAATCCATCCGAGGCTGTTCACTGGTTTGAACTTGCCGCTCAGGAGTCTCCAGGTAGACGTGAGCCATTTATAGATTTGTCTAAGCACTACTACAACGAGTTGAATTGGGAAAAATGCTACGAGTCTAGTAAGAACGCCTTATCAATCACTGAGAAACTTTTGGACTACATGTGTGAAGAAGATTCTTGGGGATACTTGCCCTATGACTATGCAGCATTGTCGGCTCACCATCTGGGGTTTCACGACGAGGCGGTAAAACTTAATGAAGTTGCTATGACACTAAATCCGTCTGAAGAAAGATTAGTATCCAACCACGGATTCTACCTAAACGCCCTTAACGAGTCTTCGGCTTCTTAGACTTTTTGTCTGCACGCTCTGCGTGATAAGCGTTAACAGCGTTGGCACTGGTTCTACTGCGCCAATTAAAACCACAATCAGTGCACTCAACCACACGAGCAGTTGTCCAACGTCCACCGCCGGGTAAATCAATAATGTAAGTTTTTAATTTACTAGTGCGAGCAGAGCAATAGCCACACTGAGGATAGCGACCTCTGCGGTATTCAACACCGTCTGAATCAACAGATAGTATTCGACGAATTTCATTTTCATCTTTGCCAGCCCAGATGCCCCATATTTTTTTAGTTTCCAAAGCATACTTCATGCAATCCCTTCTAACTGGACAAGAGAAACACATATTTTTTACTATGTATTTTTCTTCTGGAACTTCAGAAAAGAAGTAATCTCTTACTCCAAAATTTTCTTGCTTAGCGCATTCTGCTTGATTTTGCCACTCAACGTCAGCCATTAAATTCCACCCATGTGATATCAAGAACCTTATCTACTTTGTCACCATAGATTGTCATTCCGTCTTTATCACAAGAGGTGTATTCATTGTCTCCATCGACTTCACCTGCGTAGCCATAAGTAGTTACGCAGTTTTCTAGGAGTTTAAAAGCATCTCCTAGAGAGTCAACAGAGCCGTCTCTTTGAATTGCTGAAGCCAAAGCACGTCTAACAACTTCGTGATAGACGTCTACGTGACCTTCAGTGAAAAATATAATAACCGACGACCTGCTAGAGTGGTGGTCATTACCAGTCCACTCACTCCAAAGGAGTTCGCCAATTCTAGAATCTTTCATATAATCTCTCTAAGAAGATTATACAGTTTTATATCACAGAATACTGCGACACGCCCAAGAATTATTATTTATTATTTAGCAACGGGCCATACGTAATCGTAGGTAGTTGGGTAGAACTCGGTGTCCTCGTTCCAACGCCAGCGGTGATACCACTGGAAATCTTTTACTAGCAATGCCCTGCGGTGGCTAGCAATTACGCTTTCCAATTTGGCTTTGTCTTGCCACCAAACTGGCGGTGTAGAACTAGAGGCTACGTCTACCAATCCAAGAGCAATGGCGGTCTCAACGGTCTTGCTGGTCTTGTCGCCAATAGTTGATTTGTAGCCACGGTTCTTCCACTCAATGACCATAGCGTCAATGTAAGACGCTAGGAAGAGTTCGTGACCACGCCACATCTTCACGGCTGGGTGGTTTGACCATCCTTTAGGGGTGCGGTGGTTGCCCTCTGGGTCTAGTTCTAGGAGGTTCATTAGAATCTGCCAACCCTCAAGCGCTTGCTTGTTGAGACGCTTGTTGTCTAAGTGCTTTGCAATAACAGCAGGGTTAGTGTGGGTGATAAATGTTTGCATGGTGTCCTTTCGTCATTTACTTACATGGTATAAAAAATCTACCTATTTGTCAAATTTCAACCTGACATAAACGGTGGCTACGAAACTACTCAAAGAGTCAGCCTCGAACAACTGGGGGTCATTATCCCCTAGAGGCAGAGCCTCGACGTCCATCTCGACATCCGCTATGGAATTGTCATCCGAGCCAGCAAGGAAGTCAGAGATAACCTGATTTGACCTACGAACCAAGTCTTCTCTGTTTGACCCATAAACCTTAAAAACTAATTTTGTTCTCATTAATTAACCAATTTTTCTAACTTATATGGAGAGTAGTGAACGCCATCTAATAACGGCTCTAATCCGTCAGTGCTCTTGACAATAATGTCTCCAGAACGAATAGCGGTTACCACTCCACGTCTGCTGTTGTGAATAGTCCCAAGTTCTCCATCAAATGCGTCAGCCATGACCCTGACAGTGTCATTTACTTTGATAAATCCAGGTTGAACAGGTAGCCACTTCTCGTCCTTACGCTCTTCAACAATTGCGTGACCTTGAACCAGTCGTGCTGCAATAGCAAAAGCAGTGTCTACATCTGCTCCCTTTAGGTTTACAGATTTCCATGCCTCGATAAGTTTTAATACAGCCTTACCAACGCCAACTTTTAGTCGTGCTTTAATAAATTGTTCTTCTACCCATTTTGGGTCTAGTTCGCTCATTAGTTTTCCTTAAATAGATTTAGTGATTTTTGTAGTTTTTCTAGTGCAGATTTTTTAGTGGGTATGTTTGCAACATAAGACTCCCTTTGAGCAGTAGCAATTAAATCTCTTTTAGGCTGACTCATGCTATCAATATTAGACGCAAGCAATCCCCAAGCCTCTCCTACGCTCTGGCTTTCTTTCCACTCAGTGACTACAGGGGTTCCGCTATTTAAAGCCTGAACGTATCTGTAGTTCCAAACAGTTCCGTCTTTTTTTTCTGGAGAGATAAGAACGCCGATAGAACGACAAATTTGCTCAAACACTTGTTCATCAGTCCACCCTTTATTCCACTTCATAGGCGAGTGGGGTAAGGAGATAGTTTTAACCGTGTCTTTAGCCCAAGGAGAGTTAGGTGAATCTACTACCCATTTCTCACGTCTATCATTATCTGCGGAAACTTCAGTAAGTAGATAAGAATCTAAGTTTATGGAGTAAAGGTTTGCTTTAGCATTAGCAGCCAGTTTGATTTGATTTCCATATTTCCAAGGCAACGCTGGGTAGATAGTGTTCACCCACTCGTCTGCTAATAATCTCTCAACGCCCATAAGAACAGATGACCTAGCGTCAAGATTAGAAGACACGAAGTCATACTCTTTTCTGTAAGAGTAGAAAGGCTTAATTAAATTATCGTGATTTTTTGAGATAGCCCTGAGACCAACCTCAATTTGACTAGCGTTAGGTGCGTCAACAAAAAGAGTGAGTTTCCCCGAGTCCCACATCTTATTAATTACATGCAATGCTCCGTATGCCCTGTTAGAGCCAACACTGGTTAGTGGTGAAACTCCTACTAGCACAGAATCGTATTGGCTGAGTAACTCGGTGGTCATGTGAACACTAGGGTCTGACCAAGTGACATCGTGACCAGAATCAGTTAGCACTGAACTTAAAACTCCAGCAAAACTTAGCGACCTAGCATTGACGCTTGAAGATACCTGCGGAGCAGACATACCTGTGATAAAAATCTTTGACATAAATCCTCATTAAAATGGGGCACCGCCTATAGATAATTCTAATAGGCGATGCCCCGTAGTTTTACCGCCTGTTAAAACGGAGCGTCTGCTGGAGCAGATGCCGCTGGTGGAGCAGGAGGTGCTGGCGGTGCTGGCGGTGCAGGAGGTGCTGCAGGAACCGAGTCAGTAGCAGGTGCTGCCGATGCGGTAGGAGCGCCAACGTAGTACTTCTTGACTTCGTTGCGACGGTCATTGTTCCACAAACGTGAACCAATTTGAGCACGGAACAACTTGCCGTTGATTGATGCCTCAATCTGAGCATTGGTTGGGTTGTTGTTCGAGAAGAACTCACGAGGAACACCAAGTGCAGCCATCTTCGCAAAGAAGATACCAAGTGCGTTCTTGTTCTCTGGTGAGATAACTAGGTTATCCCAGACACGGCGCTTGTTAAAGGCACCGCCCTGAACTTCAGCGGTAATCTTAAACATAGTCTTACCAGTTGAAGTGACAGTCGATGAAGCCTCGATGACCTTTAGGTCGTAGTCTCCATCTGGAAGTGGTTCAAATGAACCGCCAGCAGATTCGCCAGCATCTTTGACTAGGTCGCCCCAGTTGAGTGAACTCATAGTTCAGTTTTCCTTTGTTCTTAACGAATCGTCTAGGCGGTTGCCGTTGACGACTTTTTCTTTTCGGTCTTTGCGCCGAAAATCATATCGAGCATACGCTCGACTCCAAGGTTCTCTTGCTCAACAATTGAGCCGAGACGACCTTGAACACGCTCTCCAGCCTCTACCTCTTCTGTACGTTCAACGTACATGCGACGAGCACGGTATGGAAGTTGCGTTGGGTCTGGGTTAGGGATGGTCTCGTTAGTAATGTAACCGAGAACATCGTAGAAGTATGGTGCTTGAACAGCCAACTGACCCTGTAGATAAGGGTGCATGCGGTTGTCCTGACCACGGCGTGCCATAGCAGTCAGTACTACAGCCTCAAGAGGCTGAGTTGGGTGCATTGTCAGGTCACGGAGGTCACGAAGTAGCGCACCCATGTGACGAAGTAGTTCGCCCCACTGCTGCATCTTCATCTGTTCGGTTCCTGCAATGTTGTCCATGCACTTAACCTGCAACTCAGAAATTGAGTCGATGATTAATGACTTGAACTGGTGCTTACCTGACTGTAGCCACTGGAAAGCCTTCATAACTACGTCGTAGTCACGAACCTGTACAACTACAGTATCCCAAGTGCCGTCAGCCACTGGTGGCTCCTCACGCATTGGGTCCCAATACTTGACGTTGATAGGTAGGAATCTGTGTCCACCCTCAACATCTAGCATTAGGCGAGGATATGGTGCTGTAACGGCAAAGGTTGACTTACCAACCTTTGACTCGCCATAGACCATAAGAGTTAGTGAACGCTGTACATCTGACATGCTTACTCACTACCTTTCTTTTCTTCGTCTTTTCCGTAATATCCATATGGGTCGGCGACCTCATACATCT